CATCCATTCCATATGCTGGGAGTTGCTGGCGTCTTCGGCGGCAGTTTGTTCTCTGCTATGCATGGCTCTCTGGTTACCTCCAGCCTTATCCGTGAGACTACTGAAGAGGTAAGTCAGAACTACGGCTATAAGTTCGGACAGGAAGAAGAGACATACAACATCGTCGCCGCTCACGGTTACTTCGGACGGCTGATCTTTCAATATGCATCTTTTAACAATTCTAGGTCGCTGCATTTCTTCCTCGCAGCTTGGCCTGTCGTCGGTATCTGGTTTGCCGCCCTCGGCGTCAGCACCATGGCTTTTAACCTCAACGGATTCAACTTCAATCAATCCATTACTGAGAGTCAAGGTCATGTGGTGAACACATGGGCTGACATTCTCAACCGTGCCAACCTCGGCTTTGAGGTGATGCATGAGCGGAATGCACATAACTTCCCGCTTGACCTTGCATCCGTGGAGACAACTCCCGTGGCACTGAATGCACCCGCTATTGGTTGATTATGCCAGGTCAGATGCCCTCGCATGTGGGGCTTATGGGTAAGCTCGCCATGCAAAAGAAAATTAAAGAGCTAGTAATGCAGGGTAAAACCGCTGAAGCTCAAAAACTTATGCAAGCAATGCGTAAGAAATAGTAATTCGTACGTTCATCCTACTGGGACGCATGACCTCCTAAGCATGGAACGGGGCTTAGGTTTTACTAGGTACGAACTTATGTCCAACATCGTTATCCGCTACATCGCAAACGCTAAAAAGAAAGCAGAAAACTATAAAGTTGATGCTCTTCGTTATCGTGGTGTAGTTTACAAACAACTGGTTAAGTAAGCTTACAGGGAGGTGCAAGTCCTCCCGCCAGTCTTGGCGTTGGCCTTCTACGGAAGATACCCTTCGCCGTCTAGACGGTGGGAATAGACCACAAAAATTTTGATCGATCGAAAAGGCTACATATCTCTATTTTAATTATCCATACTAATGGCACATCAAGATTCTACTTTGACCACAAGCCTTACACGGGCTGGTCAATCTAACTCTGCGGGAGACGCCCGCGCTCTTTACCTGAAGCTCTTCTCAGGTGAGATGTTTAAGGGCTTCGAGAATAACGCGATCGCTCGTGATCTTGTTATGAAGCGTACACTGAAGAACGGAAAATCTCTTCAGTTCATCTACACCGGTCGTACCACGGCTGAGTACCACACACCGGGCAACGCCATCCTTGGCAACTCGGACGGTGCACCGCCCGTGGCAGAGAAGACCATCACGGTCGACGACCTGCTCATCAGCTCCGCATTCGTGTATGAGCTGGACGAGACCCTTGCTCATTACGAGCTGCGTGGCGAGATCTCTAAGAAGATCGGCTATGCACTCGCTGAGAAGTATGACCGTCTGATCTTCCGTGCGATCACCCGTGGTGCTCGTGCTGCATCTCCTATCACCAAGACCAACTTCGTTGAGCCCGGTGGTACTCAGGTGCGCGTTGGCTCTACCGCTAACGAGTCTGACGCTTACTCTGCAACCGCTCTGGTTGACGCCTTCTACGACGCCGCTGCTGCGATGGACGAGAAGGGCATCAGCCAAGACGGACGTGTGGGTGTCCTCAACCCTCGTCAGTACTACGCCCTCATTCAGCAAGTGGGTGAGAACGGCCTGATCAATCGAGATTCCCAAGGCTCTGCTCGTCAGAGCGGCCAAGGCATCGTCGAGATTGCAGGCATCAAGATCTTCAAGTCCATGAACATCCCGTTCCTGGGCAAGTACGGCACCAAGTACGGTGGCACCTCTGGTGTGACCGATCCTGGTAACACTGGTGACTTCGTTGAAGTTGCTGCTGAGAACGCCTCTGGCGCTACCTCCGGCATCAACAATGACTACGGCACCGCTGCTGAGCTGGGCTCCAAGTCCTGCGGCTTGATCTTCCAGAAGGAAGCCGCTGGTGTTGTCGAGACCATCGGACCTCAGGTCCAGGTGACCTCTGGCGATGTGTCCGTTGTCTACCAAGGCGACGTGATTCTGGGACGTCTCGCCATGGGCGCTGACTACCTGAACCCCGCTGCAGCCGTTGAGCTGTATGTCGGTGGCACTGCTCCTTCCGGTTTCTGATATTTATTCAACTACAAGGGATCCTTCGGGGTCCCTTTTTTTTATTCATATGACTGCTCCTACAACTATTGATCTCGATACCGAACTATCCGCTGTAAATTCAATCTTGGGGAGCATCGGTCAGGCTCCGGTGACCTCTCTTGTTTTTACTAATCCTGAAATTGAGTTTATCTATAACTTACTGAAGGAAGCTAACCTAGAGGTACAAAGCGAAGGTTGGTCTTACAACCGTGAAGATCACTACAAGTTTACGCCTGACAACAATAAACACATCTTTATTCCTAACAACGTCCTGCAAATGGATGTCTGTGAAGAAGAGGTGTACCGCACTACTGACGTCGTCAAACGTCAGGGCAAGCTATACAACAAAGTCGAACATACCTACGAATTCGACAAAGCCATCGACATGAACGTCGTGTGGCTCTTTCCTTTTGATGACCTGCCTCAACCTTTCAAACGTCTGATTGTCGCTAAGGCTGCTGGGCGAGCTGCTACACAGCTTGTATCTAACCCAACTCTTGTGCAGCTACTGGCGCAGCAAGAGGCTTATACCCGTGCAATCTGCATGGAGTACGAATGCAACCAAGGTGATCACAACTTCCTTGGCATGGGTCATGACCAGGGCTACCGCTCATATGAACCGTTCCGTGGACTACGTCGCTGATGGCAAGTATTACTCAAACTATTCCTAATTTCTTTGGAGGTATCTCTGAAGTACCTGACAGCCAGAAGGGACAAGGTCAAGTCAGTGATGCTCTGAACTGCATTCCTGATCTGAACCGTGGTCTATACAAGCGTCCAGGTGCACGACGTGTAGGTACAGCTCCTCTTGCTAATGCCACGTCAAATGGTCTTTGGTTCCATTACTACAGGGACGAGACAGAGGGCAGCTACATCGGTCAGGTAGCTACTAACGGGCACGTGACCATGTGGGACGCCGACACGGGAGCTGAGATCACTGTCAACCACGACAGCGGTACTGAGTCATACCTGTCTCATAGCGGTGGTGAGCAGCTGCAGTTCACGACGATTAACGACAGCACCTTTGTGTGTAATCGAAATCAGGTGACGGCGATGACGTCAGCTTTAACTGATCCACGTCCACACACCTACTCCGCTTTTGTAGAACTGAAGCGGGCTCAGAACGGCAGGCAGTATGGGTTGAATATCCATAACCCTACGTCAACTTCAACTACATCTATCACGAGCGCGACTCGTATATCAGTACAACCAGCTCCTGGCCACGAAGAAGGTTTTACTACTTTTGGTGGTGATGAGGGTCATTGTCCTCACATCGGTACAGCCGTCTTTGGCGAAACTAACGGTAACCAGAAGAACCTTATTTTTCGTCTAACTACAACTGGACAGCAAGGGCCAAAGCCAAACACAAATGACGAAATGCCTGAATCTGAAGACTTCACTTGTTCCTATCAGACAAGTATAGACCTTCTACATGGAGGTACAGGTTGGTCACAAGGTGACACACGTGATGTCAGCATGCAAGGCAAAACGTACAGAGTCACTGTTGACGCAGCTGAAACAGCACAAGTTCGAGCTTCTATCAAAGCAGTTCGTCCTTCACCGACTCCATTTGATGGACAAACAAATGTAAGTGTTGACACTATTCTTGGTGGTATTACTGCAGAGTTGTCAGGTACTGGTATTAACTTCGAGGTTATTGGTAACGGCATTTACCTCTATAGCAACAGCACTAACTTTACTGTTGAGGCACAGAATACTGACCTAATGACAGTCATCACTGATGAAGTGAACGACGTCACAGGTCTTCCCTTTCAGTGTAAGCATGGGTATATCGTCAAGGTCTCTAACAGCTCTGCTGCTGAGGATGACTACTACCTGAAATTTGAAGGTAACGGTGGTGGCAGCGGTCCAGGTTCTTGGGTGGAATGCGCTGAGCCAGGTATCGAAAAAGAGATCAACGATGGCACTATGCCGTTGATTATTCAACGTCAATCAAACGGTAATTTCCAGGTAAAGAAGTTTACCTATAGTGACCGTGTGATTGGTGATGATAATACCAACCCTATACCTAGTTTTATCGGTAAGACTATCAACAAAGTAGTCTTTTTCCGTAACCGACTTGCATTCCTCAGCGACGAAAACATCATCCTTTCTCGTCCTGGTGATCTTGGTAATTTCTTCGTCAACACAGCACTGACAGTCTCTGGTACTGATCCAATCGACATCAGCAGTAGCTCTAAATATCCGGGCATTCTGTTTGACGCTATTGAGATCAACACAGGTTTGCTTGTCTTTGGTGAGAAGCAGCAGTTCCTGCTAGCTACTGACAGTGACATCCTTAACCCTGACTCAGCACGTCTGAGCAGCATTGCTACTTACAACTACAACACAGCAGTCCCTCCATTCTCTCTTGGAACTGTTGCTGGATTCGTCGACAACGCAGGTGCTCACTCGCGTTTCTTTGTAATGTCTAACGTTGCACGTGAGGGTGAGCCTAACGTCAACGAACTAAGCAAAGTTGTTTCACGCAAACTAAGTAAAGATATTGACCTGCTAGCCAACTCAAGAGAGAACACCGCCATCTTCTTTGGGAAAACGAACAGTGATGAAGTCTTTGGTTACAAGTATTTTAATGTGGCTGACAAACAGATTCAGTCCTCTTGGTTTCGTTGGAAGTTTCCCAGACCTCTTCGTTATCACTGCGTGGTCAACGACTCGTATATCTTGGTAGATAACCAGAACTTCCTGCAAAGGATTGACCTGATTCGTGATGATGAGTCAACTGTCCAAGAACACGGTAACGAATATCTGATTCACTTAGATAACTACAGCAGTGCTACTGGTTCGTACAACAGCACTACACGTCAGACCACATTCAATCTAAGTTGGCTTGCCAACGTAGATCGTTCTGTCGATCTTGTAGCGATTCAGCCTGGTACAAGTGGTGTGATGTATCAGACGCTAGATGTACCTTCGTCTGGAACCACTGTCACTCTGGCTGGTAACTGGTCAGGTACTACCACCTTCGGATACAACTATTCGATGGAGGTTAAGCTGCCTAAGTTCTTTGTACAGAAAGTATCTGGTGATAAGACTGTCAACGAAGAACGTGGAAGCCTTGTCGTCCATCGGGTTAAACCCTCCTTTGGTCGGTTAGGTCAGTATCAAGCTGTTGTTTCACGTACTGGAAAGGCTGACTTTACTTCTGACTTTACTTCTTCTACGTACGATCAATATCTATTTAATGACGTCATCGTCGAAGATGAGTACCAGGGAGTGATACCTGTATACGAAAAGAACAACAACTTTAACTTGTCAATTAAGTCTACATCACCTCTTCCTGCAACGCTTATTTCTTTGACTTGGGAAGGTGACTATTCACCCAAATACTACAAGAATGTCTAAATACATTCACCCGCTAACTAAAGAGGTCGCATTACATGTGGCCTCTAATTTACGCCCAGACGACTATAGGGAGGTAACTGAAGGCCATGGTCATAACCCGGCTTACGCCCTCCTTACAGGCGCTTCTAGGGGCTACTCAGGAGCTTGGCTGACACCCGACAACAAGTGGGGTGCAGCTTTTGGTATAGGTCCCGAGAACGGGATCTGGATGTTATGCACTCCTGAGATCCATAAACACCCGATGTCATTCGCACGTAAGTGCAAAAGATTTATCGACAGCAGACAAGAGAAGTTGCTGTGGAACATTGTTGATAAGCGCAACACTGCCCATCTAAAGCTCCTTCGATTCCTTGGATTTAAGTTCTTACGCGAAGTTACTTATGGTCCAAACAATTTAACCTTTATAGAATTTTGCCGTGTGCGAACCAGTAACAGCCCTGACAGCAGTAGCTGGCGGAGTTAAAGCATTTGGCGGTTTAAGAGCTGCGCGTGATCAAAAGGATGCTGCTGCCCGTGATTGGGAGCGGCAGATGGAGTTTCGTAAGCGTAACTTCGAGCGCGATCAAGGCCGCTATAGTCTTAAATTAGCCAGATATGACCAGCAAATAGATGAAAATGCAATGGCTGCAAGCATTGCTTTTGCTAAAGAACAAGCTTGGTTAAATGATCAATACAGCCTAGCGTCTGTTAAATATCAAGATGAATTTATTAAAGCAGCTAAGAGTCTGAAATTTGTTGGTGAGGGCAATACAGCCAAGCGTCTTCAATCTTTGCCGTTGCAGGAGCTGGGACGTATGCAAGCCATGCAAGTTTCCAACCTTATCCGTGCTCGTGAAAAGGTTGAAGGATTTGGACGGGACACTGTACGCAAACTGCGTTCAGCTAATCGTCGTGCTTTCGATGCTGTTGGACAGATTCCTGTACCTGGCATTGCTCCGCCTAAGCCTGACATGGATATGACCAGTGCATATCTGAACTTTGCTGGTGATATTGCCGGTACAGCAGCTAGTGCTTATGGCGCATTCCAGAAGAGTAAGCCGCCGACTTCACCCTTTGCTGATACCGGAACACCTTCTGGGTTCTCGTATGGGTCAGAAAGTCCGATTGATTACGACATCGGTCTTAAAACCAGTGACTTCAAATTCTTTGATTACTAATGACTTTTACCTCGTTCAATAGGGGAGGATCCTTTCAACCTGAACAGGTATCTAGTCCCCTTCAGGCTTACGATGAAAACGTACGTAAGCAACAGGCTGCTGAACAAGAATATCTCGCAGGTATGCGTGCTAATGACCGAGTACGTCTGCAAGATCTACAGCGAGCTTTTAGTGGTCTTGAAAAGATCTCTACATCTATTACTCAATATGCTGAACAAAAGCGTGATGAGTACATACAAAAAGAACGTCAACGTGGAATGCTTGTCGCATTTAACGGAGGTGTTTCACAGCAAGAGCGTGAAGATCTTGACGAACAGGAGCGACAAGGTGAAGCTCTTGACAAGCAAACACGTGAAGTAGCAAACAAAGTTGAACAGGACGGTGACCCTTACACCGCACAGAACATCCGCAAGATGTCTGCCTGGGCTCAATACGAGTATGCCGTGCAAACTCTACAAACAGGTGGAGTTGCATATGCTACCCATTTTGCTGAGAAGCGTTCTACTACTAAGGTCAACATCGACGGTGAGGACTTTACTTACGACACAGCTCGTACTCCTCAGCAACGTGCTGCTGTACAAGCTCAAATCAGACAGGACTACTTAGATCGATTCGCAGAATTTAACCCTGTGATGGCAGCTAAGTATATGTTCCCTTCTATTCAGAAGTTTGAGCAGAAGGAAGCAGTGAGATGGTCTGATGCTTATGCCAAACGTTTGCAAGATGAACGTATGACAGAGGCTAAAGATGTACTGAGTGCTGGTCTGTACTCAGAAAACGGTGGCGAAGCATACCTCAACCTAATTAACACCCGAGCATCTGACTTTGGCGGTGCAGGTGCGGCTCGTAAAGCTGCTGCCGAGATGCTCATAGAAATGATTGATAATGAACAAATTACAGAAAGTCAAGTTCGTGCCCTTATGGCTCACGAGTTTGATCATCGTGGCATGGGGCGGACCAGTATTGGGAAAGCTTTCAAGCGGGACTTTGTAAAGGTAGAACTTAAACTTCAACAGGCTCGTCTTGCTAAATCAAAAAGAGCACAGCAAGAACTAACAGCTCGTCGCTTTGCTTTCTCTGAAAACATGAGAACGTTGCTTGCTGAGCGAGCTGAAAGTGGAGTTCCGCTTACCGATAAGGAAAAGGAAGATCTTACTGCTGCTTATCAAGAGCAAAAGTTAGGACTAAATGTACCTGAACTTAAAAACTATGAGACTGCAGAAGATCGTGCAGAAGATGACGCTAGGGAGATCCTAGAAGCCAAGAAAGCAACTCGTGGTTATTGGATTGAATCTGACCTCGATGGTATGCCTACGTCTGTACGTGCTGCCTACAGGGATCAGGTTAAGCGAGACAGCGACATTACTGCTGCTAGTCAAGAAACTACTTCTAGAGCGAATAGGCGTATTACAGGTGCTGTCAATGACCAGTTCCAATACGAAGAAGGTAAAACTAAACCGACCGGTGGTTATGAAAAGTATGAACGTGTTTTAGGGCGTGCTCAACGTGACTATCAAACTCAGTTTAGAAGTTTGATGCAATCCGGTAAGTTTGATAATCCAAATGACGCTCATGAAGCTGCACTGCAGATTGTGAATGGTCGTGTTGCAGATGGTAGTTACCTGACTCTTGAAGTTAAAACCAACACAGAACGTCAGCAACAACTTATAGACCTGCGTAGTTCTTTGCTTGACCCTAAAGCTCCTCCTGCTTCAGGCATGGTGGATGATGTCGCACAGGCTGTGGCATATTTCCAAACTCAAAACGGCACACTGCCAGAAGGTGTTGCACCTGTTAGGTCTTTGCCTGACATATTCAACGTCGCTGCATCTGGTACTAGCTCTACTGGTATTGACGTAGCACTTAGCGAACTAGCTAAGCGTGGCATCGTTGGCTTGAAGAAGCCTGCTGTTGAAGAAAAGGTGGATACGCTTTCACCTGTTCATCGCAGTCTTTTGCGTAAACCTACTGCAGGTCGTCTTAACCGCGTCATGCTAGAGCAAGGTGATGACGTCAAATGGATGTTAGACACCATCGCTTCTGTTGAATCAAAGTCATATGGTGAATACGACGCCTTTAACAGAGGTGGTACAAACAACGGTTACACTGCTATCGGTCCTGGTAACAGTCAAACAGATTTAGATAAACCTATTTCTACGATGACTCTCGGTGAGATTATGGCACGCCATGATCGCGGAGAACTTCATGCTGTAGGCCGCTATCAATTTATTAAAGATCCATTTAGAGAAGTCATGGCATTAACAGGGCTACCTGAAGACACTGTCTTTAGTCCTGAAATTCAAGACCTGTTTGCTATTACTCGCGCTAAACAACGTGTTAGCTGGCGTGGTGGTACTCAGGGTTTGATCAACGAATGGCGTGGATTGAAAGCTGTATCGCAGGAAGAACGTGAGCGACTGCTTACTGTCATCCAAAATTTAGGTCCGTATAACGACCCGAGCAATACGTTGCCTGGGCTCAAATATAACTAAACATGGATCCTACTATTTTGCAGTTGTCCCAAGAGGACACTAACTTTTTGTCTGATCAAGTTGAAGCCAACCAAGAGGATTTGGTTCAACAACAGCTAAAGAAAGAAGAAGAAGAACGTGCTTTGCAAGAAGCACAAGTACAAGAGAAAGAAGAGCCTAAGGGTGGCCTACAAGGATTAGGCGATGCCGCTTTTGAGATGGCTAAAGAAAGTTACTACAGTCCAAACGCCGTTGAATCTCGTAACGCTTTGAACAATGCAGCTTTGCGGTTTGGTGAAAGTGTGACTACCTTCCCAGAACGCATTAGT